GATGATTACCTCGATGTTTACGGCGATACCAAGGTGTTCGGTAAGGAGATTGGTGGCGATATCACATCCAACAAGAAGACGTATATGCTCATCAATGCCTTCAACCATGCCAACGACGCTCAGCGTGCAGAACTCCAGAAATGGGTGGATGCCGAGGAGTTCGACCGCAAGGAGAAGGTGGCTGCCGTTACCCGTCTATACAACGAGATAGGTATCGACAAAATGGCGCAGGATAAGATTGCTTATTATTTCGAGCAGAGCAAGAAGTATCTCGATGCCGTGAATGTGCCTGCTGAGCGTAAGGAGGAATTGGCAAAGTATGCTCAGAAAATGATGAAGCGACAGTACTAATTGAAGTGAAGAGTGAAGAACGAAGAGTGAAAAATTCATCGGCTTTACTAATCATAAAGTTCAAAGTTGACAGTTCAATGTTCAAAGTAATAGATACACATACGCATTTCGATGCGGAAGAATTTGATGAGGATAGGGCGGAGGCTTTCGCCCGTGCCAAGGAAGCGGGGGTAGGTAAGGTGTTCTTGCCTGCCATCGATGTGAAGACCACACACGCGGTTCTGGCATTGGCTAAGGAATATCCAGGCTATGCTTATCCGATGATTGGTCTGCATCCTGAAGAGGTGAAGGCTGACTGGAAGGAACAGCTGACTGAACTCCGGAAGATACTGGAGGAGCATCGCATGACCGGTAATGCCAGTCAGGCGGGTTCTCCTCAGTTTTCAGACTTGATTGCTATCGGAGAGGTAGGACTTGATTATTACTGGAGCCGTGAGTTCGAGCATGAGCAGTTGGAGGCTTTCGAGGAACAGGTAAAATGGTCGGTAGAAACCCAGCTCCCGCTGATGATTCATTGCCGCAAGGCGCAGAACGAGATGGTACATCTGCTCAGAAAGTATGAGAAAGAACTGCCGGGTGGCGTCTTCCATTGCTTTACGGGCAACCAGAAGGAAGCAGAAGAACTGCTCTTCTTCGATAAGTTTGTATTGGGCGTCGGTGGCGTATCTACTTTCAAGAGCAGCCATCTGCGTGAAGACCTTCCTGCCGTGGTTCCTATGAACCGCATCGTGCTGGAGACCGATTCTCCTTACATGGCTCCCGTTCCATACCGAGGAAAACGCAACGAAAGCGCCTTCGTGGTAGAAGTGATGAAGACGCTCGCCAAGGCTTATGGCGTAAGCGAAGAGGAGTTTGCCCGGCAGACCAATATCAATGCAGAGCGTATTTTTCCGCTATCCGTATCCCTAGTATAGGCAGTAAGCGTTCAAAACTCCTTAAATAAACATAAAAAAACAATGAAAGTTATGGTATTTCGGAGGAAAAGCAATAATTTTGCACTTCGAAATTGTTGCAGCAGCATGTTGCGGCGATTAAGAAGAGTTCTTCGGAATATGGAAAGGTGCTCGAGTGGCTGAAGAGGCACGCCTGGAAAGCGTGTATTCCCCTAAAGGGAATCGGGGGTTCGAATCCCCCTCTTTCCGCAGAAATCACTGAAAATTAGGTGTTTCCAAAACATCGTATTTTATCCAACTAAGTAGAATCCTGCACATTCTTGCACATTTTTGCACATTTTTGCACAATTCTGCTTGCAAATAGCTTGCAAATGATAACAACGAAACTATACTTAGATACAAGAGCGGTCAAGGACGGAGAGCCTGCACCGCTCAAAGTTGCCATTACGAAGAAGCGACAGGCAGCTTATATTCCTCTTGGTGTCAAATTGAAAAAGGAACAATGGGATGTCAAGAAACAAAGAATAGTTGATGCACCAAACAAGCAGAGATTGGAAATATTTGTCAAGAACAAATTGGTAGAGATTGAAAATGCTATATTGGAACTGCAGATGAAGGGAGAACTTACTAAACAGACTTCAACGCAGATAAAGAATAAGGTTGTGGCCTATCTAGACCCTGATGTTAAGAAGAAAGACTTATTTATAAATAGGTATATAGAATATATGAATAGTCGTTCAGCACAAAGGACCAGGGAAATATATGCAACCACTTTGAAGAAGATGCGCGATTTCGATAGCAAGGTAGATACCTACGCTTTTGAAGATATCTCAAAGGATTGGCTGAAAAGGTTGGATGCCGAGTTGGTAAGACAAGGGTTAAAGAAGAACTCCAGGAATATACATTTCAGAAACATACGTGCCGTTTTCAACGATGCTATCGATAATGAGATAACCAGCCATTATCCGATGAGAACATTCGATATAAATCCGGAACAGACAGAAAAACGTTCTCTTTCTGTAGATGAACTACGTACCTTATTTAATTATAATGTGCAGCCATGGCAGCAGAAGTACCTGGATTATTTCAAGCTTACATTCTTCTTGATCGGGATAAACCCTGCCGATATTCTTAATTGTACGGATGAGAATGTTGTAGACGGAAGATTACTGTATAGACGAAAGAAGACCGGAAGACTGTATAGCATCAGACTGGAACCGGAAGCCATACAGATAATAAATAGGTATAGAGGAAAGACAAAGCTAGTCAATTTCTCAGAGAACATGAGAAACTACAAGCAATTTGTGTGCAAGGCAAACAAGGGACTAAAGGCAATAGGCCCTGTCACTAAAGAAAGGAACGAGAAAAAGAAAGCTCATGATTTTCAGAAGGAATATCATACAAAGCATAATCCTCTGTTTGATCATATCTCTCTGTATTGGGCTAGGCATACGTGGGCAACAATAGCCTTCTCCATAGGAATACCCGAAGAAATCATTGCCGAAGCATTGGGACATTCCCATGGAAACAGGACAACAGCTATCTACATTGACAAGAGTGTTGCCAATATAGACGCTGCAAATAGAAAAGTATTGGATTACGTTCTATATAAGGAGCAACCAAAAGACTAACCCTTGGAAGCTCCTTTCGAACCAATTAAATAATCAGACCATTGTCTCTCATGAAGTTCACCATTGCCCTGTTCTGTGGCAAAAGGGCAGGGATATCCATTCTGTTAGCCTTATACAAGTTGGTAGCAGAATTATACATATCCCAGGCAGTTACAAACTCCTTATCGTGATAGGCCTCCAGCATATCCTCTGTGAAGAGTGTAATCTGTGACTGATTGAGAGGGTAGGTGATATTCTCACGAATAGACTTTCGTGATGTATCTGCCTTTACTCTGGTAGCTGTCATCAGTCCAATGAGCAAAAACATCTGTTCTGCAGTAATGCGTGTCTCCTTCATCTTGGCAATACGCTCACGATCAGTCTCGATGATGTGCCTGGCATCGACCAGCCATGATTTTAATGTATCAAGCATTGCTGCCACTTCCATACCGGAACCCTTCTTTCCTTTTTCGGAATAGCTGGACATATACAGTTCTGGAGAGAGCATACACTGATTGTGGCAAATCATCACATTCGGACCGAATCCAATCTGAATACCTTTCTGATGGAAGGCTACGGCCACATTAGTAGTAGTCTCATCATTATCAAAATCAGTGATACGAATATTGGCATAAACTCGGCGGAGAATATGCGCCTCTACCGCATGCTGACCTTTGACCGCTTCCACTTGTGGGAGGCGAACCACTCCAGGCGACTGACGGTCTCTGTTCTGTGCTGCAAACATATCATAAACCTCCACATTGTAGCCGAGCTCTGTACACTCATCAATGACCTTATTGAAAAGGTCAAAGTGATAGATGCCACGGAGCGGATTTCCGTAAACATCATCCTCACGGTGTGTGCGACTCAACTGTTCGAGAGTGATAGCCTGGGTCTTGGCTTTCTCGAAATCAAAGAACTTGTCTTCATTAACTGAAGAAGGAACTGCTACCATATCTTCGGCAGCCTTACTCAAATTTGTTGCTGTTGTCATAATCTTTAATATTTTAATTGGTTACAAATTATTTCAATGGAATGCCTGCTTCTTCAAGAAGCTTGATTCTCTCTTCCTTTGTTGCTTTTGTCAAGTTTGTCTCTTTGACAAAATTCCCGGCAGAGTCTCTTGTTATAAGAAAAACATAGTCGGCATGATTGATCCAACTTCTCTGACACTCCTCACGATAGGCATTGGCCTCCTCGTAAGTCTCAAACCCACTCTTTGTGTCATACATTTCGTCGTCGCGGGTAACATATAAACTGCTAGTCTTCATTTTTAATCTCAATTATGTACATTAATTCTTTCTCCGGAACATCCTTCTCTTGATAAGGAGAATCGTACTTATATACAACTGCATCATCAAGGTATGTTCTTACTCCCTCCATAAAACTATCTTGTAACACAGAGTTATCTGTTATATAGGCTGCCAGGAAGAAGCCGTTTCGCTCCTGTGCATCTCCTAGGCCAACTGCACTGAAATGACTTCTGAAAGTAGTACCCTGCAACTCGTCGAATGAATACTGTATCATAAGTCTTTTCATCATTTCAAAAAATACTGCTACTTTAATTGCTTTCATATAAGTGACTTATCCGTGATGTCGAGGGCTTATTTTTATTAATGTTTCATTGCTAAATCTACTATCGCTACGACAAGTAGAAAAATTAATCCGTTTATTAAAAGAATGGTATCCATATCTACTTAAAATTAAAGAAGTCCTTAATCTGTTTCTTCTCGTCATCGCTGGCATTCAAGATGTCCTTCACAATGAAATCTGCAAGCGGAGCTAATACTGTATTCATAGCATCAATCAGTTCACCCTGCGCTCCAAGTTTAGAAAGGGCACCTGCATATTCACAAAGAAATTCTTGTGATGAAATGAATCCCATTTCATAATTCTTTTTGATTTCCTTAATTTCTTTCATCTTTATAAATTTTAATTGGTTCAACATAATCTGTGGTTAGTCAAAATAACCACTCTTTCTATATGCAAAGGTACAAAAAAAATGTGATATATGCAAATATACCACACTTTATTTTAGTTAAAAATACTAAATTTAACTCGCTGAGTATCAGAGCTTTATGCGTTCTTGTAGATACTGCTTAATGTAATGATTTTTGTAGCTTCGCCGACTTTGTCAATCAGATTGGTTACGGCTTCATCCACTTCGCACAAAGCATTATACACATCGTTTGGGATATTTCCTGTCTCCAAATCATTACTACTCATTTTCCAAGTTTGGTTTAGCTGCCTTGCAGCATCCACCATTAATTTAATGTCCGTCATATTTCTAAATTTTAAATGAATATCCTACTAACTGCCTGGCAGAGCCATCCCATCATATAGCAAGGCTCTTCGTCTTTCAAGTCAATACCTAGTGATTCGCAGATATGAGTGACAACATGAAACATTTCGTGTGTGGCAGTATTCACGAACTCATATTCTGATGTGGTCCTGCTAATAGCAACCACGCTCTTCCTACCTGCAAGATTGGAGTAGGTTAGACCTGTGTTCGGTATTCCTCGTAAGCAATGCTCCCTTGCGCTTTCGACTGCCTTTTCTGTGCAGCCTATCTGCACAAGGGAGTTGCATACCTCATCGGTATCTGATGATTCCAAACCGTAAAACACAAGAACTTTCCAATCGTACTTTTCTAGATATATCTCTTGACTTATCATAAAATATCATCCCATGGAATACCGATGCCATTGTGGTTGCAGTCGGCATAGAATCTGTTGAAGATGAAACCATCCTTCTGGTCGGTATCATCAACCATATCTTTCACGAACAAAGCCATGTGAGCTTCGTCCTCGATGGAAGACTTATAGAAATCAGCCTTAACCATGTTTGCCACATAGACATGATCATAGCCTACATTATTTTCAAGTGTCACTCCCTGCTTGGTAAGGATGGATTCAACCTTCTCCTTATCCATATAGTCAACCTCCTCATCCTTTTTGGTGACTGGGTTGTATTTTCTCATCTGACTGACTGCCCATTCGCAAGCCTTCTTGTTGAAGTGCCAGCCATTATATCTCAGATATGCTATCATTCCTTCTGGCTTCATATCGTAAGCATCCAAAGGCATTCTACATTTTCCCATAGCTCTTTCTTTTAAGGGTGGCAGGGAAAAATCCCCCACCACCGAATTAAACATTAGTAACGTCCACCGCCACGACGACCATAGTAGCGTCGCTCTCCATAGCGGTCTTCGTCACGCCAATCTTCATCGTCCCACTTGTCACGATAGTCTGGCATTGGCATACGATTACCCATACGCTCCCGCTTCAAACTATCCAAGCACTTCATAACCTTGCCACCTGCTCGAACCATTTCCTCGCAGTTGTCAACAAGCTCATCGAACTTGTTTTCCGTAATTTCTACCATATATCCCATAGCAATTACTTTTTAAAATTGTTACCGCTCAAAGCCTTAGACAGCATGGATTCAATATTGGATAGCGTTCCCTTCATGCCGCTGACCTCTGATTTGAGGTTACTGATGTCTTTTTCCTGCTGCTTTTCCTTAGCAATCTGTGGGTTGATTCTAGTGAGCATTTCCTCGCAGGAGCTTATGACTCCATTGTGGTAATCTACACTTTCCACGACTCCCTTGGAATGTCGCAACATAGCATCAATCTCGGCGCACATAGCTTCTCTGCTGTCACTGACAACAACACCTTCATTGCCGAAGTTCACTATCTGTGCCGTAGATGGCAGCTTTTCGAAATTGACCTGCTGGTCTTCTACTTGTACCTTAACATCAACGGTCGTCTCCAATGTCGGAGTCTGTCCTGGCACGTAGCTAGGATATTTCTGCTGAGGATTGCTGACCGATATTACTTGACCGATTTTTAGAGTCGGCTTTTCTCCTCCCTTGTCTAAGATGTAGAAGAGAGAAGACTGTCTTAGTCCTTGAAACATTTTCTTTCTCTTTTAAAGGGGCAGACTTTTCAGTCTGTCCCATAGTTAATACTCTGTTAGCCGCCTGTAGGCTGCTGAAACCCAAGCAGTCGGATAATACCGCTCTTCTTATTGATGTATGCCAAAGCCTCCGTAGTTTCAGAAACGTTAGCTCCCGTCACTGCCTTTCCCACATGATCAACAACTGGCACCTTTGTTGTGCCGGAAGTAGTTCCGCTAGTGTTAGCAGTTCCGTTAACAGTGGTCGAACCACTATTTGGAGTTACGATTGTAACAGGAAGTGTCGCACTTGCAGCGGCAACTCCTTGATGTATCTTCAAGAGTACAATGCACTCGCAAGGCAAAGCATTGTAGTAGCAAGGATTGATACCATAATCTACACTAGCATCTGTGACCTGCTGAGCATTTGTCTTCAGCTCATAGATACCGCCTACATCAATAAGTTTGATTTGGTTTCTCTGACCGATTGGAATAAATGGATTGAATGGATATAAAGGGAACATAGTTACCTCCTTTCCTAACAACCGCATCCTACAGTTGAACGAGAAGCCGCTACATCACCTGCATAAGCTCCCATGGCGGCAGCAGTATAAACGTCCTTGTTGAATACTCCGTACTGAGGGTACTGAACACTGATGGTATTAGGCAACTTGCACTTGATACCAGCCACCTCTGCCTGCAGCGCAGCCAAA